CAATTGCCAACTGCATGGGTTCTAAAAAATGAATTCCCAGACTATGAACTCGCCACTGTGGATCGTATCACCTGGTGGAATAGTCACAACTACAAAAGACTGCGTTATCAGACAGATACAAAGTGGAACAAAGGTCACTTGCCAGCCATGTTCGAATCTTATCAAAAATTTATTGGCAAGAAAACTCAACGTGAGGTTTTAGAAAAATATTATGGCGACAACGAACAACAATCTTTCAACAACCTTTGGAATAATCTTAAAAACTCTCTTCACAAATTTGGTCGCTATTCCACTTGGTTTTATATGCAGCATCTCGCTCATACTGCTGGCATTAACTGCATACCTACTTCTCTCATGCTTGACGATTATTCTGGGTCTCGCTCACATCGTAATGGCTTGCATCTTGCCCTCGGCGAAGATGACAAGTACGATACAAGACTTACTGCTGCAGAATGCGATGACCTTGAAAGTAAAGCGAAAGACATTCTTGAAGAAACAAGAGGAAGATTCCCTGGTTTAAAGAATCAGATTGATTTCTTCACGATGGAAACTTGCCTTTGTTCGTTTAAGAAAATCTTTCGTGAACATCATGGGCGTTATCTTGGCTACTATCTCGATCGCCAGTCTGAAGAAATTGAAAAGGCAGAAGGTGATAATTGGGCTGGCATACAATGGAATGTTTTATGGCAAGCAAGAAACGAAACACTTGAACTTACTCTTGCACAACGCCAAAATATTAAACCTGAAAAGTTTACTTATTTCCTAAGAACAGGTAGAATAGAAAGAATGGACTGGATGTTCGATGATGATCAACCAGTTAAGGAAGGTTTGGAGGCGTTATGGTAAAAGTGATTGCGATGGGTGGAGAACCTTGTTGTGGCAAGACTACTCTGATGTTTCGATTAATTTCAATGGCTGACGATTGGAAGATCTGTAAGCCACAGAAACTTCTTGATGCCATGTATTCAGAGAAATTAAATCTGTATATTCTTGGCAAATATGCAAATGATGGTAATGTGTTTCAGGGAACAGATCGTTTGTCAATGGCTGTACAACCAGACGCTGAGAAGTTCTTCATGGAATTAGATTATGAGAACGCGAATGTAAATGTAATCTTCGAAGGCGATCGTTTGTTCAATGGCAAAATGCTGGATCAATTGTCAGCGGCATTTCCCGATTCTTTTAAAGTGTTGATTCTTACTGTCAAAGATAGTACACTAGACCAAAGACATATTGATCGCAAAGATGATCAAGATGACAAATTCAAAAATTCTCGTAAAACAAAAATCTCGAATATCATGAGTTCACTTACACTCATGGACTATATAGAGACAATGGTCAACGAAAATATCGATGATCAGGCGAAGATTGTTGATCATATTAGAAAATTTTACAACTGGAGTGAATAATTATGCAGTTAGAAGTATCTGTTGAACAGTTGCGCAAAAACAAACTTTTTGTTGCAACACCCATGTATGGTGGCAGCGCGCATGGTATGTATGTTAAGTCTTGTCTTGATCTTCAATCCGTATGCTCGCAATATGGTATTGAAGTTCGTTTCTCGTTTATCTTTAACGAGTCATTGATTACTCGAGCACGAAACTATCTTGTTGATGAGTTCCTTCGCGCAGAAGGCTTCACTCATTTGCTCTTTATCGATGCTGACATTCACTTTGATCCACGAGATGTGATTGCACTCCTTGCTCTTGAAAAAGATGTTGTTGGTGGTCCATATCCAAAGAAGTCAATCAAGTGGGGAGCAATTAAAGAAGGCGTGAAGCGTCATCCAGACATTGAACCAGGTGATATGGAGAAGTTGGCTGGTGATTTCGTCTTCAATCCAGTTCCTGGCACTGAGAAGTTCTCTGTTGCTGAACCAATTGAAGTTCTCGAGATTGGCACAGGCTTCATGATGGTCAAGCGTGAAGTGTTTGATAAGTTTAAAGAACAATATCCACAACTTCGTTATCGTCCAGATCATGTTGGTCAGGCAAACTTCGATGGCTCACGCTACATCCATGCTTACTTCGACACAGTTATCGACAGCAAGGAAAATGGCGGCAAGGGTTCCGATCGTTACTTGTCTGAAGACTACATGTTCTGCCAGTGGTGGCGTAACATGGGCGGCAGCATCTGGTTGTGCCCATGGATGAAGACGCATCACATCGGAACTTATGCATTCACTGGTGATATGCCAGCCGTTGCAAACTTTGTTGGCTCTCTCTAATAAAGAGACTTTGTTATGATTGTAGGTTTGGTTGGCTTTATTGGAGCAGGTAAAGGCACAGTTGCAGATCTCTTGGTAGATCGTCATGATTTCTTCAAAGAAAGTTTTGCAAATAGCGTCAAAGATGCCTGTGCCTCGATCTTCGGTTGGAATCGTGCCATGCTTGAGGGTGATACTTTAGAATCCCGAGCATGGCGCGAACAACCAGATGTATGGTGGTCAGAAAAACTCGGTCGTGAGTTCTCACCAAGATTAGCACTCCAGCTAATGGGCACAGAGGCAGGTCGTGATGTATTTCACCCTGACCTCTGGGTTCATACTGTGTTGCGTCGCTGCGAACAGGCTCCTTACAATAACTATGTGATTGCTGATGTTCGGTTTCCAAACGAGATCAATGCAATCGTAAAGTCTGGTGGTAAGGTTGTTCGTGTTCGTCGTGGTGAAGATCCAGAATGGTTTGCGCTTGCTCGTGAGTGCAATATCTATAACAAACAAGAAATAATGCGCAATGCATATCCAGAAGTTCATTATTCAGAATGGGCTTGGGTTGGTTCACATTATGATATTGTGATGGATAATAATTGTTCGTTAGATGAGTTGACTGTAAGGGTTGACAAGTTGGTTGATTCGTTATATAATAATCGTGTTGAAGCAAATGAGGTCGTTAATTATGAAACTTTCTGAAGATACAGTGCAAGTCCTGAAGAACTTCTCAGGCATCAATCAAAGTCTCCAGTTTAAGGCTGGCAAAACTTTGAAGACAATTTCCCCACTCAAAACAATTTTCGTCGAAGCAACCGTTGGTGAAGACTTCCCGAAAGAGTTTGCGTTGTATGATCTAAACAAACTCTTGGCAAAAGTTTCCTTGTATAAGGATGCTGACTTGGCGTTTGATGATGATAAGATTAACATCAGCGCAAACAAGAAGTCGGATTACATCAAGTATTGTTCGCCAAAGGTTATTGTAACTCCACCCGAAAAGCCAATCACATTTGGTGAGCCTGATTGTTCATTCAGTCTTTCGCAAGAAGATCTTGACTGGATGCGCAAGAGTGCTGGCATCTCTGGTTCGCCAAACTTCGTATTTGAGAGCGACGGTTCTACTATTCACTTCATTGCTACAGATGTGAAGGATGATTCCGCTGACCAGTCCAAGGTTGAGATTGGAACAGTCGAGAATGGTAAGGAATTCAAGGTTGTAATGAAAGTCGAAAACTTCAAGTTGCTTGATGGTTCGTATGATGTTGCGATTGCTAAGAAAGGTCTTGCTCGATTCAAGCATAAGACCGTTGATATCACTTACTACATTGCAATCGAAGCCGCAAGTTCGACATTCGGAGAATAATCATGGCACTTGATAAAGCAAAGGTTCTGGGATGCCTTCAAGAAATCTCAAACTCTCTGACTCGCATTGAAGCAGAGCGCGATCTCATTAAAGAGATTCTTCAGAAGATGCAAGATGAATGCGAGATTCCCAAGAAGTTGAGCCGTAAACTGGCGAAAGTTTACCACAAGCGCAACTATGAGGAAGAAGTTGCTGAGCAGAGCGACTTTCAGACTATCTATGAGAATGTGGCTAAATAAAAACTTGGGGTGCAACTGTTCTTGTTGACAGCACAATCCGCCAGACTGCCGCTGTGAGGGTTCACCTCCTCCACCCCATCTTCTCTTCGGAGTTATATTATGCATAAAGATGATGTAAAATTTTTAATTGGTGGTATACTATTCATAGTTTTTACACTGGCTAATGCATGGTATTTGCATTGGCTACCATATAGCGCACCTCCAGTTATTCTGGTTCTGGGTCTTGCTGCATATTCAATTTGGGAGCACAAATATGGCAACAAGGCGTAATTTTTTCAAGTATCTTGGTCTTGCTGGTGGTGTAGCCACTGGTGGTGTTGTAGCGGCTGCTGCTGTTCTTCCTGACGCCGAGAAGTGTGAAGTAATAGAAGAAATTCAAGCCGCTGGTTACAATGGCAAGTTAATAATTGGCACTGAGTATGGTAAACTTGCACCATCAAACGGCACTATCAGTTGTGGTCCAAAATTTGTTCCAGGAACACAAAAGCATGTAACCGCAAGTGTGACCGTCGGTCCTGATGGCGAGATGTACTTGATGACAAACGGAAAATGGCGTAGGATTGTTACAGAGTAACAATCTTATATAAATAGAAGTGCGGGTCACGATACGCCAATATCCACCCGCTCTAATGCTATGAAGGAGCACCAGCATGTCTATTTATACCTACCATTCAGCAAAGAAATTTTGCGAAATTCTTGAAATAGAATTTCAAGAAAACCCATCAATCAGCGATCAACTTATCGACGAAGGCGCAGATCTGACTAACAATAAATGGGGTCAGATGTGGGGCAATCAAGTCAATAAGGGACGAATTCCTTGGAACAAAGATAAGCCATGGAATGAAGAAGTCAGAAAAAAACTATCAGCAGCAAAGCAAAATTGTTATGGTGATAAGAATAATTTTTATGGTAGAAAACACTCTGATGAAACAAAACAGTTGATGTCAAGCCTAAAAAAAGGTATACTTACTGGACCTTGTTCAGAAGAAAAGAAAGCAAATATTGCAAAAGCAAGGGTTGGTAAACGATGGTATAAAAATATTGATTTGAGTGAATGTGTTTGTTGTTATCCTGGAGAAGAACCGATCGGTTGGATTCCAGGAATGGTGAAAAAGAAATTGGAGAATATATTATGAAAGAATCTCTCTGGGTAGAGCGACACAGACCAAAAACTGTAGAGGAGTGCATTTTACCAGATGAATTGAAAAAGACTTTTCAATCATATGTCGATAGAAAGGAAGTTCCCCACTTATTGCTTTGTGGAAGCGCAGGAACAGGTAAGACTACTGTCGCTCGAGCAATTTGCGAAGAAATTGGATGCGACTATTTGTTGATCAATGGTTCTGATGAGAACGGCATTGACACTTTTAGAATGAAGATAAAAAATTATGCTTCTGCAATGTCATTGAGTGGTGGCAAGAAAGTCATCATTATTGATGAGGCTGATGGTCTAAATCCAAATAGCGTTCAGCCAGCCATGCGTGCGGCGATGGAAGAGTTTGCGCATAACTGCACTTTCATCATGACTTGTAACTTCAAGAATCGAATCATTGAACCGTTGCATAGTCGATGTGCTGTAATTGAATTTAAATTGCGCAAAGAAGATAAGCCGAAGATGGCTATGGCTTTCATGAAGCGCGCATCAGAGATTTTGACTGGTGAGAAGATTCCGTTTGATAAAGCAGTGCTGGCTGAAGTTGTCAAAAAGCACTTCCCAGATTATCGTCGTGTTCTAAACGAACTGCAGCGTTACTCTGTCAGCGGTAAGATTGATTCTGGCATTCTTACCAGCATCGCTGATGTTTCAATCAATGAATTGGTCACTTCTTTGAAAGATCAAAACTTCAGCGCAATGCGTAAGTGGGTTGCTGATTTTGGTAGCGATGACCCTGCAAAGATCTATCGTAAGATCTATGATAGTCTGTATGACATTATGGATAAGTCCACCATTCCGAATGCTGTTTTGATTCTCGCCAAGTATCAATACCAGGCAGCGTTTGTCGCTGATCAGGAACTGAACCTCACCGCATGTCTAACTGAAATGATGGTTGAGTGCAAATTTAATTAATGAGAAATTATATTATGAGTAAAGTGAAAAAGAATAAACTTTTTTATAGAAAGAAGCATATTCCTAGAGTGTCTAGAATTATTCCTCTAAATTCTGTTGAAGAAGTAAACACCATTTATGGGTTAAAAGAAGTTGTGTTGACCAAAGGCTGTGCAGTTTGTCAAACAATTCAGCCTCTTGGTAATTTTTATGCTAAAGCAAAAAATAGTCGAAAAAATAAAACAGCAGAAGAGTTAACTGCTAAAGATATGGAATGGATGTGCATTGTTTGTTGGGATGACAGAAAACCCAAACAACGAAAAGAAAAAAAGCATAGAACAACAGTTGTTGAGTTCTTTAAACGTGGCTGACCTATTCAAAGAGATTATCCCGTCTATTCTACAGACGAAAGAATATGCTCTCCTGACTGAGCAGGACGAGAAGTCATATTCTGCATTTATGGTGAATCGAGCACTCTCGTATCACAGAGATACTGTTCTCTGGGCGAACGAGATGAATAAGTTTTCGACTCTGGACAATAAACTCAAATATGATTTTCTTATAAATATTGTTAGAGCCCAAAAGCGTCCATACAGTAAATGGCACAAAAAGGCTCAAAGCAGTGATTTGAATGTCGTAAAAGAATATTATGGCTACTCTGATGCGAAAGCAGAAGAAGCATTAAAGATTCTGTCTCCCAGTCAAATCACCGCTATGAAAAAACAATTATATAAGGGTGATTGACCATGGTCGAAAAATTAGTAGAAGTCACATTAGAAAAGCAAGACGACTTCCTCAAGGTCCGCGAAACTCTAACGCGCATCGGTGTCGCTGCAAAGAACGACAACATTCTTTACCAGTCTTGCCATATCCT